TCCTTTAATCTGCATCGATGACTTAATTGCATTATCAATACCTTGTAGCAAACTCTCATTGATAGAGATTGTTTTAAGGATTGCTTCATGATCACCACTTGATCCATTACCACCAAAGATATCATTTTGTCCATAGTGTTTTCTTAAGTGAATGATATTCTCATATGGTAATGTATATGAATCGCCATTTTCAAATAAGAATTTTATATAGTAGTGATCACTCTGATCTATAACCATTTCAACCGTAATGGGTTTAAGTGGATAAAGTCCTATAAGGTGTCCTGTATATTTATCAAATCTAGGATAAATAAAGGCATTATCATTAAGCAGTAAAGTCGTTATGACCTTATATATGAAATCATAAGGTGTCATGATTTCATTGGGTTTATGTTTCAAAAGAAAAGACAGCTTTCCGCTTTTCTCGGATACTGTCTTATCGTTTTCTATTTTTATATATCTTGGTTTTAGTTTTGCACATTGACTGGCCACTCTATCAATACAAATCTTAACAACATCACTTTTAGAAATATTCGTTCCAAATGGTGTATAAAATGTGTTTGTGTTGTTGATGATTTGTAAAGCATCGATTGAACCGGTTTTATTTTTTCGTTTAAATATTGGCATGAGCACCTCCGATGAGTTTAGTTCACCATGTTTTCGAAATCTATCTTATATCTATTCAAAACAGCATACGCAATAATCAAAGCGACTGTGCCATCAATTCTTTTATACTTTGAGTTAAGTTTAGAAGGCTGGATATTTCCATTTAAATCTACTTTAGCTTGTGTATTAGATAAGCACCATTTAAGGATTGGATTATTATCATAAATTAATAGATTGTTTTTAAGGTCTGCTTCCATCTGTTTCATGGGTTCTGATAATGAATAAATACCCTGCCTAACCTTTTCCATATTGAATCCTAGGTCTTCCATCTCTTTAATCCAATATTGAGAGTTCCATGGATCGTAACCTACCCAAAGAGGTCTTATGCCATAGGTTTGGATCATCTTCATAAACCATTTTGTTACTAGACTGAAATCATTTTGATTCCCTTCTGTTAATGTGACAAATCCCTTTTTAATCCAGATATCATAGGGCACATTATCTTCAGTGATTCTTTTATCTAAAACTTCACTAGGCATAAAGAAATGTGGAATCACAAACTTCTTGTTACTATCTTTTTTCTGGATAATTAATACTGCAGCTGTTAAGTCTGTTGTGGATGATAGGTCTACGCCACCAATCGCATAGCTATCTCTTAAGTCATCTAGATTATATCTTTCTTCATTGTTTAGATCATCATATGATAACCATGATCCAGAGTCTGCTTGTTTAATATTAAAGTCCTTACAAAGCATGGTTACTCTTGTCGATAAATCATGTTTTGATTTATTCATAACATCTTCTAGATATGATGAAGTTTTAACTACTCCTAAACTAGGGTTAGATTTTTGCCATGTTTTTGGATCATCATAAATCTCTTTAGCTGAGTCTTGTGTATATAACCATGGCAATACTCTCTCATCTTCTATTTCACCTTTGATCATCTTTCTAGCATAATCTAGTTTACTATCTAAAAAACCACCGACTGTTGTTCCTTCGGTGGTTATGATGAATATTAAAGGTTCTTTCTTTGTAGATTGTGACTGTTTAATAGCATCATAAACTTTAGAGTCAGTCATTTCATGAACTTCATCGATACAGCCCACTTCAATATTGTATCCATCTTTATTTCTTGATTGAGCTGATAACTTCTTTATCTTGTTCTTTGTTTTAGGTGAATAGATAAAGAAAATATTCTTCTTGCTTCTAGTGTCCTTTGATAATGAAGGAGATTGTTCTCTCATATTGTTAATTTCTTCAAACAGGATATTTGCTTGTTCAGTAGTATTTGAAGCACATACTATATCAACACCACCTCTTGATAAAAAGAACTCAGCTAGATCTAATCCAGCGATAAATGTTGTCTTTCCATTCTTACGAGCAATCAACAATATAACTTCATTGAAACGTCTTAATCCTGTCTTAGACATTTTAAATCCATATGCTGTTTGAATGATTGCTTTTTCCCACAACTCCAAAATAAATGGTTGTCCATTAAAAGGTGATTTAGTATGTTTACAAAATGTCTGAATAAAATCAATTCTTAAGTTTCCTGGTTTTTCATCAAAGATGTATCTAGGATTATCTAGATCGGTAATTAACTTTTTTATTTGTTTTTTAAGTTCCTCACCAACTAGAATATTACTTTTTTGTATTTCATTATAATATTCAACTAGATAGTTCATTCACTGGCTCTCTTGAGAAATTCATCAAATGCATCATCTCCATCATTTACTTGTGTTCCTAAAATTGAATTTAAAGTCTTTATAACTGTTCCATATGAATTAACAAGTTTAGTGTAGTATTTAGCTGCTTCGGTTTGTCTTTGAGCACCTTTACTTGATATTTGGATTGCGCCATACTTAATCATTTGATCTTGAAGTTTAGTCAGTTCTACTTTCATAAAAGCTGCTTGATATATTAAGTTATCTACTAGTTCCTTCTTGGTTTCATCAACCAAAGAAAAAAGCGATCTAAGTCGCTTATATTCTATGTTTATCATTTAATCAATTGTCCCTAACAAATCCATTTTAATTACACTAGTGAGTAATGGAACAGAGGAAAAGGATTGTGAATAACCCCTATTTCTGCTTCCTTCACGTTCGTAATCTGTTTTATACTTATTAATAGCAACTGCTAACTCTTCTTTATCTTTCATTCCTAGTTCAGATAGAAATTTATTTAGATATCGTTTAGAGATTAACTTTTCAAATAAGTCTTCGAATCTAAACATTGATTCATAAATGTACAGTCTTGGAAACCAAAATCCAATCATGTCATACGAATTTTTTATTTCCGAATAGTAGGCTAAGTATAAATCAGTTTTAACAATTAATGAAGCTTTGAACTTTGTTTTTTCAGCTCTTTCTACAATTAAATCAGCATGAAGTGAAATTCTATTTAGTTTTAAAATTGATTTTCTGATTTCTAATGAAGGTAAATGTTTATTAAATCCAACAAAATCACTATATTTTTTATCGTAATATCTATATAGTCCAAAGAAGTTAGCATGCAATAATTCATTTAACAAGGCACTTTTTTCATGTTGTCTTAAAATAGTAACAGTATATAGGAATAACTCATAAATAGAAAAATTAATGTGATCCCACATTCCATCTGTAGATGTACTTTCATTTTGTTTAAGAAGTTTATCAAATTTTACAATGCTTTCAAACATGAAAATCAAATCATTGCTTTTAAGATTATCACTGATTATTTCTGCTTCAAGAATAGTAATGAATGGTTCAATTAGTGATTCAAACTTTTCAATTTTACTAAATGTAACATTTGAAGGGTCTTCTTTGTATTCATTGTAGGTAATTAAGTTATCTGAATAAATTTTTGAAAGCTCATTTGTAAACTGACTAATAATGTTTCGATTTTGAGTATTTTGAATTTTATTGTTGGATATTCTAGCTAATGAATATATAGAGTTCAAATAGGCTTTAGGATCGTCTTCTTCATATTGATCTATATATATTGGTTTATTTCCCATTGGAGGTTTAGTAAATTTAGGCTTCTCAAAAATATCACGAATTAACATCTCTTCTGAAAAATGGTAATTTTCCTCCGTAAAATCGTAATAAAATCTAGTCTTAATATAATCGGGCATGTATGCAATTCCATCAACATCTTTTTCAAATATTACTGGAATATATTTGTTTTGATCATGTTTTTTGTAAACATCAGGAGAAATAATATAGGTTTCAATACCTGCTCCTCCAGAACGATTGTTAGCCTTATCTGTATAAGTTTTGTCACATGCAATTATAACTTTATCAGCTTCTTTAATCGATTTTTCCATAAAGGCATTTAAATCATTTCCCCCTGCAACTTCCCATTCATCAATCGTTGCATCAATTCCATGACTTCGTAACATGCTTGCAAAGTCACGGATTTTTTCTTTATATTCGACACTTGAATGACTATAAGAAACAAATACTTTTGGGTTCTCCATAAACATTCACCTCAGTTCAAAAATTTAGATTTTCAAAAAAATGGGCTTGCGTAAATTAAACGTCCCCCTACGCGGTACCCTAACAAGTATTAAAAGCACTGAATGGGGGGTTAAAATACTCTACAAAGATACTTAAGCATCGAACTTGTGATATCAAAAATAAATTCTACGCTATTAGGTTCAACTGCATCATTATGTTTTACATATTCATTTTGATAAGTTGTGTAAAAGTTAATAACCCTGTTAAAGAGTGTATTGATTTCACCTGTGATACCCTTTTCTTTTAGTTTTTTTCCAAGTTCGGCTACATTATTTTCGAGAGATCTGTTATTATTCAAAAGATCCTTAACTAATAATTCAAGAGATAGTCTAAGGTCGTCAAGTGCATTTCTTTCATGAATCTTTGCAGTTATTTTTTGGTATGCACTTACATATTGTGAATGCGAAGCAGTATATGCCTCCAAAAAATGTGAAGTTGTTTTAAATGTTTCTTGATCATGCTCATCACTATCTTCATAATCAAAAGCATTGTCTTTTATAAGTGTATTTAGTGCTATTTGAATTGCAGTATTGTCTTTAAACTTTTCATCTCTAAAAAAAGTTTTCAATACGTGATATACTTCTTTCTCAGAAAACTTCGCGAAATTATTAATCATTGCGGCAGCTTTTAACTGGTATTGGTCTTTTTCATACTCAAATGATTTACCATATTTTAAACAAGCTTCATTAAACTTTTTGACAATTTCGGTATTGGACCAACCTGTGTTAGTATGTGCTATTATTGATGCAGTTTGATTTAATAATACTTTTGGACTTATGCTTTCCATGTTTACACCCCATTTTTAATAATTATACCAAAGTTATAATACAAATACGAGGTTATCTTGGAATTAAGTTCCCATCACTATCAAATTCTTTTTCTTTTGTAAATCTTTTGTGTTCTTTGTTGTGACAATCCTTGCATAAAAGTTCTAAGTTTTCTTGATTTATACTAATCGTTGGATCCTTGACATTATCGACTGTTAACCTAATCTTATGATGAACTTCTTCACCAACCTTGCCACATCGTTCACACTTACCATTTTGTTCTTGATATTTGATTTGTCTTGCGACCTGCCATACAGTTGATTTATAAAAGTTATGTAATAGCTTAGGCTTCTTCATATAATTCTAGTAGTTCTTCTATTTTATGATCTACATCTTCCCATGGAACATCTAAATCTTCTCTACCAAAATGACCGTAAGTTGCTACTTGTTTGAACTTAACATTATCTAGTTTAAGTTCTTTTTTCATTTCACCTGGTCTAAAATCAAATACCTCATTAACTAATTGTGTAATCTCTTGATCTGATGTTACTCCAGTATCAAAAGTATTAATTAAAATACTTGTTGGCTCTGCTACACCAATTGCATAACTTAAACAGACTTCGCAGTGTGTCGCCAAACCTGCCCCAACAACGGCCTTTGCTACGTATCGTGCATAATAAGCCGCACTGCGATCAACTTTGCTTACGTCTTTTCCTGAGAAGGCTCCTCCGCCATGTCTAGAGTAACCTCCGTAAGTATCCACAATGATTTTTCTACCAGTTAATCCTGAGTCTGCTTTAGGTCCACCAAGGATAAACTCACCAGTAGGATTAATTAAGATTTGTGTACCATTTAATAAATCGTGTCTACCAACTGCTCTAAGGATTGCTTGTCTAATGATTTCTTCATAGACTTCTCTATAAACACCTGGTTTAGTTTGAGCTGAGACAACAATGATTGGAATGTTTACTGGTCTTCCATTTTTGTAATCAACACTTACTTGGCATTTACCATCAGGACCAAAGATATGAGGATATTGTTCTTTTCTAGCTTTATCAATTTCTTTGGATATTTCATGCGCTAGCATAATTGGTAATGGCATAAACTCTTGTGTTTCATTACATGCATAACCAAACATAATCCCTTGGTCTCCTGCACCTTGTTCTTTATGCTCTGTTTTATTAACACCTAATGCAATATCAGGTGATTGTTTACTGATTTGTTCTATAACTACAAATTCTTCTTCATAACCAATATCTTTTAATACTGTTTTAGCGATGGCTTTGTAGTTTAAAGATGCAGTTGTTGTTACTTCACCAAAGATAAATACTAGATTATCTTTAATGGCAGTTTCAACTGCTACTCTTGATTCTTTATCTTGTTCTAGTAATGCATCTAATATAGCATCACTAATTTGGTCACATACCTTATCAGGATGTCCTTGAAATACTGATTCACTCGTTATTCTTTGCATATTATAATCTCCTTCGTTTTTAAGTAGAAAAAAAGGAGCTTTTAGCTCCCAAGGTTTGTTTTTGGTAAATAGGCTGTATACCTAGCATAATGATAGCCTTCGCTTTCTACGAGTATCCCAAAGTCATGTTCATTTGATGTTACATAAATACAGTGGAAAACTCCATAGGTATCACAATACATTAAGTTAGTATTATCTTTAATAAAGTCATAATATCCAAGTGGATTATTAATGAACTCTTCAAAAGCTGATTCATCTAAAACAATTTCTTTTTCAATCACAAAATCATCTTGTGGAATGAGCTCTTCATGACATGCTTTTCGAATAAAGTTTACTTTCATTTTTTTACCTCCCATGCTGTATAAACTGAACGATAACTGCAATCCCATGTATCAAGAATCACTCCATCAACACAAGCTGTGATGTGTCCGGCCATTTTAAGAATGTAAGTACCTTTTGGATGTAATTCAGTAAAATCACTACCTTTAATTCTAGGTTCACCTTTAATTGGTTTAAAGATAAGTCTTGGGTAACCTTTGAAATAATCATATAAGAACTTTGTGTCTTTGTAGCTCGTATACCCAAGTTCCCGCTTTTTTCTATTCAGTTCTCTTCTTGTTTCCATGTAATCAGTGTTGGTTACAGTTGCGATTGCTCTTACAACACAATCGGATGTTTTTAGTCCTTTAGGATGAGCATTGTATTCTTTATACATTTTCACTCCACCCTTCATTGAGCCAGTTAACAAGTTCTCTTGATTTATCTGTTTCAAAAAGTGGATCTATAAAATCATTTTTCCTACCATACACTGTATATCTTTTTTCTTCTCGAAAGCAATTAATCGTTATGGTAAATAAGGTGTCTCCTGTTTCAATATCTGCGATTCTGAAATCATCATAAAGTGGTCCAACGAGTGGACAGTTGTTTTTAAACCATACATACATAGTTTCTAGATTAACTTTTCCACCGTCTTTTAGTTGTTTGATAATGTTGCCCATGCGTTTCGTTTTGTTTGCTAAGCTTTCATCCTTACAAAACCAATCGTACCAACCAGCTTCAATTTGAGTGTGAACATCTTTTGATTCAAAATCACCTTGTTTAAATCTTTCAATAAAGTCTTTGAGTTTCATTTCCTTTTGCATAATTTTAGTCTCCTTTGTATTTTTTGCTTACACTATATATCACTCTAAAGGGACTAAATAGCAAGTCATTTTTCTCACTATAGTGATTATATTTCAAATACATCAAAAGAGCTTATTTTAGACCTTTTACCATTTCTAATTAAATAACAATCTTCATTTGTTTCTTTATGTTTAATATATCTTTTAACAATAACATCAACAAATCTTTCATCAAGTTCCATTAAACAGGATTTACGATCAAGTTGATCAGCTGCGATCATAGTTGAACCTGAACCACCAAATAAATCAAGTATTGTTTCATGACGTCTTGATGAATTATCGACAGCTTTTCCAACTAACTCTAATGGTTTCATGGTTGGATGTTCTTCATTTTTTCTTGGTTTGTTATATTCCCAGATGGTATCTTGAGAACGGTCATCAACAAAGTAATGAGCTGCGCCTTCTTTCCATCCATAAAGAATAGGTTCATGTCGCCAGTGATAATCTTGTCTTCCGAGTACTAAGGCATTTTTAACCCAGATTAAACATTCAGCAAGTTTAAAACCTGCATTCTTGAAAGCATTTCTAAAGTTTAATCCTTCAGTATCCGCATGACAGACATAGATAGCACCACCTGGTTTAATGTTTTGAAACATGTTATTGAAAGCATCGTATAAAAAAAGATAGAAGTTATTATCTTCCATCTTATCGTTTTTGATTTTTCCTGCAGTTCCTTCGTAATCCACATTATAAGGTGGATCTGTAAAAATCATATCCACTTGTTTTCCATCAACTAACTTAGCAACATCTACTTCACTAGTTGAATCACCACACATGACTCTGTGTCCACCAAGTTCATAAATATCACCAGTTTGTGAAAAAGGTGTTTCAGGGATTTCTTCATCGATATCGAAATCATCATCTGATGCATTATCAGGTAAACCTTCTTCTAGTTCTTCAAATCCAAACTGTAGCATATCCATATCAATATCGATTAACTCATTTTCAAGTTTAGTAAAATCCCATGTCGCAAGTTCTGCTGTTTTATTGTCAGCCAATCTAAATGCTTTAATCTGATCTTCCGATAAGTCATCAGCAATGATACATGGCACCTCTTCTAAATCAAGCGAAATTGCCGCTTTAAGCCTTGTATGTCCAGCAATGATAACATGTTCGGATGTAATCACAATAGGCACCTTAAAGCCAAATGATTTGATGCTGTTGGCTACTGCTTCTATAGCTTCCTCATTATGACGTGGATTATTTTCGTATTCGTTTAATCGGGTTACTTTCTTCATGA